CCGCGCCTTTCGCACACGCGCTGCCAGCCCTTGCGGCCGATGCCCATGATGAGATCGCAGCCCGCGCCGCGTGCGAAGGCGCAGAGCGCGGGTTCCATCTCGTCAATCAGCTCCGCGAGATCGCCGCCGCCATGCACAACGCAGAGCACTCTCTTGCGCGCGTAGAGTTGGATCTCCGTGATCGCAGCGCAGCGTTCGCCGGGCCAAAACTGATACCGGCCCTTCTCGATCAGGTGCTCGACGTCTCCGATGGTCTCCAGGCTCGGTGCGCGCGCGAGCGCGGCGACGATCCATGCGCGGCAACGTTGCCATTCGTCGCGCGCGGTGGTTGGAGTTCGCATCAATTTCTTCTCTCAAATTTGGCTTGGTGAGTGTCACAGCGCCACCGCAGATACGACGCCGGCGTTTGAGACCGTCACGCTCCAGCGTGCGCCGTTCGGTGATCTCAGGACCAGGTGGTTCGCACTCAACTCGACATCGGCATTGTTCTTGCGGTTGTTCCTGTCCTCGCGCTCGAGGGCGCGGCGGAGTTCGGCCTGGTCCTTCGTATCGTAGACAAGCGCGGGCTTCGGCAACGAGAGACTCACCGCTCGCCTCCTGCGATCACGTCGAGACGCGGCACGCCCACCCGCCAGTCGTCGTTGGCCGCGCCGGTGAAGCGCACCTTCACCTGCCTTGCCGTAAAGCGCACATCGGTGCGCGCCGAAAGCGTGTAAGGCCCCGCGAGTGTTTCGGAATCGTCCGGCATGAACTTCACCTTGAAGCTCGCGGTGACGTCGCCCAACGTCTTGTCGTCGGGCACGAGCCACGCTGCGCAGATCACCTCGTCGCCAGCGCCGATATCGATGCCGCCACTCAAGCCGGCGCGATAGCCGGAGCCGAATTCGAGCGGCCCGCCTTCGGCGTAAGGAAACGAGCCGTCATAAGAAAAGCCGACTTCGTGCTCGTAGATAAACCCGCTCGGGTCCACCAAGATCGGATAGGTGAAGACGCCGCGGTCCGTGCCGCAGAGCCGCGGCGCGCGTCCGATGTTCCAGTGGTTGAGCTTGTAGTTCCAGACGACGCAGGAATCGATCTCGGTCGCCGAAGCGGAGCAGTAGTACCAGCTCACTTCCGAATTGGCGGTGTCGCGCACGCACGCGACCTTCGAGAGCTGCAGCATGTTGATGTTGGAGAAGACAAAGTCGAGCACGTCGCAGGCCAGCGGCTGGACATAGCCGTTAAACTGCCAGAAACCCGAGCGCCCCATCCATACGGTCGCAGAGTCGAGCGCTGCTATGCACTGGCGGGAAGCGGCGCCGCATCCGGTTCCTGTGCGCTCGAACGCATAAATAAGTGTGCCACCGATATAGGTGGCGAGCCAGGCATCGAGATCGGTGAGGAGCAGAGTGCCGCCCTTCGCAACTTTTCCGCACATGAGCCGCCCCGCCGTCTGCAGCGGAAAGCTTCCGGCCTGGTTCGTCGTCGACGGCGTCCATACCGTGTTGTTCTGCTGATCGCACCATTGCACGCTGCGCGGATCGCCCGCGCCAAGCGCGAAAAGGAATCGCTCTGGCGTCACGACCAGCGACGAGCAGAGTGGTGAATTCGAAACCTGCACTGCGGGATGCGCGGTATTCAGATCCCAGCTGTAGATCTTGCCGTCGTCCGGCGAAACGCCGACGGGCACCTGCCCCCAGCTGTCGAGCGTCCACTGCGTGGCATCCTGGATCAGCGTGCTGTCGGGCCGAGGCGTGCCATAGGTGCCCGCGCCGTAACTGCCGTACCCATACCCCCCAGCAGCGGTCGCGTCCGCCCGGCCTGAAGTGAAACTTGCCGGCGTTACGTCATACACATTGCCGACGCGATCAGACACGTAGAGTTTTGCATGCGTGCCAATCGCAAGCCACGTTGTGGAGCTGTTGTCCTTCCACGCGAGGATTGCACGCGGCGCGCCACCGATCGCTGATGCGCCTGCATTGCGCAGGCGCCAGCCGCCGATCGGTTTCAGCGTGCCGTCGTCGGTCCAGCGCACCAGCCAGGTGTCGTAATAGCGGCCCTTCGACGCGTATTCCGTGCCGCCACGCAGCACGCCCGGCGGAAGTTTGAGCGGATAGAGCATCAGTTGCCGATCGCGAAAATCACAGGGCGTGTCGTGACGCTGTTGCTGGCGTTGTAGGCCACCTGCCGCAACAGGGAGACGCTCGATGTCGTCCAGCCTGTAGTCTGATACCAAGTATCGCTTCCGCTATCGGCCGAAGCCAGATCGATAGACGCGTAGACAGCCCAGCAAGCGTTGGGGAACGTCAGAGGAAACGACACGGTCTGGGTCGGGCCTGTATTGTTGGCCGGATCGGTCGCGCCAATTTTCCATTGAACGATCACTCCACCAGGCAATTTGAGATAACCCGACGAACCCATGCCGGACGTGTCGAAGCCGAGCGCGCTCAGCAACTGCGCCTCCGTGATGTCGGTCGGTGTTGCCGAGGCACCCGTCGCGTTGGCCTTGAACGTGTTCGCCGGCATCGCCGCGAGCTTGGCGTTCGTCACTGCGCCGTTGGAAATCGTTGCCGCGAAAGAGCCTGTGCCCGAACCGGTCACATCGCCGGCAAGTGCGATAGTCTGGTCGCCGCTGTTCGTACCCGAGCTCGTGCCTGTGATCGTAGCGCCGCCACTTCCCACCGTGAGATTACCGGAGAGGTCGATCGTACGATCAGCATCGTGCCCGATATACGCGAGCGTACGTCCTGCGCTCATCGTTTCGTTCGGTTTGATCGTCAGTGCATTCGCCGATGCGCCCTTGATCTGCATGCCGCCCTGCGTGTGCACGATTGCACCAATCATCGTGCCGCCGGCGAGCGGCAACGCAGCACCGGCAACGCCGGAAATCGCGTACACGGTCGAATCGATCGCGTCGAGATCGGCGTTGAGCAATCCGCCCCAGCTTCCGCTATCGGCGCCAACTGCAGGCTTGGTCCAGGAATAATTGGCGGTGAAGGTGTCGGCCATAGAGTGAGCTTTCGGTTGGAGCCACCTCTCTCTTGTGGAGGATGGATTAGATCGCGACCACGCCGCTCTGCGGTCTCAGGTTCTCGGCGACGGCTTCTATCGTGTCGCTGTTCGACTGAATGTCGGCGAGGATTTGCGCGAAGGCCTGCTGCCACATTGCGACACGCTGGTCGTCGCGGAGCCACGGCGCGGATTGCATGAGCGCGCCGTAGAGATAGACGTCGGGGTGGTTCGCGAGAATCCAGTTCGACGGATTAGAATTTGAGAGCGCGGGAATTCTCTGCCGATAGGTGAGCATTGCAGGCATGGGCGTGTCCGGCCGCGGATAGAAGCGTAAATTCTGGCCTTCCACGGTATAGGTATCGGGATTGCCGCTCTGAGCCGCGCCCGCGCCGTTCGCGCGGAGAGAAAGCCCGTCAGGTGTTACGAAATCGAGTTCGAAAGGCGGATTGCTCCCGGAAAGGATCGAGATCGCACCGGCGAAATCGTCCGGGAGCGCGAGTGTCTCGTCCGCGATGGTTACGGCCACGCGCACGACGGAGAGCCGCGCCTGCAGCCTCCGGTTCATCTGCGCTTCGCACAGCTGGACAAAGACGGGAATGCGCGCCACGACATCGGTGCGATTCCACAGCCAGCTCTGCAGCTCCGTTTGAAGCGAGGCATAGTCGGTGATCATTCTTTTCTCGTAGTCGTGGTCCGCGTACGCGGGCCATCCGGGTTGCCTCGACGTGCCTTTGGCATGTCACGAGCATTCGACTTTCACCGCGGTTCGAGCGGGAATTGGGCGGCTCGCATTCGCGGGGCTGTGACAGATTTTTTTGGTTCAGTCACACCCGCCCTGGAGCAGTGCGCAGGTGGAGGTATTCGATCGAGTTCAGTTTTGTTTTCAACTTGCCTTCGTTCGCCGGATCGAGTGCCCACCAGCCTTCTTCGTTCAGCCATTTCAGCATCACAATCAGCGGAATCGAGGCGACGCGGCGAAGTTCCCGCGACGGCGAGTAGCCGTCATTGTGCGTCGCCATCGCCTTGTTGCGCTCTAGGATCGCCTCCGCATCGCCCAGCGAGACGATGCGAAAGCGGCCATGTTCGTCGTCGTCGATGAAGTGCTTGATGCCAGCCGACGAGGTGTAGAGATGCCTAAGCATCCTCGACGATCTCGACCAGGCCGCGATCTTCGAGTTGCATCGCCATCTCCAGGGGGAGCGCAACGCGCTCGCCCTTCGCGTAAGTCTGGCCTGAGCGAACCGACGCCGCGATCAGCGCATCGGCATCGGCCCTGAGCCGCGCATCGCCTGTCAGCTGACCGCGCGCTTCGTCAGGCACGATCCGCGCTACGGTGCCGTTGCCGGTATGGACACGGCCGTGGCCTTTGGGAAGCACTCGCGCCATGACATGACCGTCGGGCAACTTTCGGGTGGGCGGTTTATCGTCGTTCAACATTAGAGTCCTCTTCGCTGTTGTGCGGTTGACGCCGGTTTGTGAGGTTTCAAGGAGAGCTGCGCACGATGATCGTTTGCGCGAAGTCTGGTAGGTTGTTGGTGCGCTCACGAATCGCTTCGCGGCGCAAACCCAACGAGGCGACTGGGAACGCAATGTTCGATCTGCCCACTGACTACATCATCAGCTGCGCGATCTTTCTGGGTGGTCTCTACCTCGGCTGGCGCTGTTGGACTACATACCGGTCGGGGCAGACGACGTTTCCGGTTGTACGGCTCGAGCGCGTGTCGCGCGTGTCCGACTCAGGCAGCTTTTGGCTGGCGGTCTTGAGCTACGCTCTGCTTGCCGTAGTCCTGACCTGGTTTGGCGGGCGCGCGATTTTTTAATACAAGCCGTCATGGTCCGCGTATGCGGGCCATGACAACTGTAATGGGCAATCACCCCGGCTGCGTGATTTTCGACTCGCCCTCGAGGGCGGGTGGTTCTTAATTCACATCCGCGATTACGGCGTGGGCCTTTTCGTTTTTCACGACCAGCGTCTTTTCTGCCGTCAGCAGAAAGCGTTCGGAGTCGCCCGTCTTCGCCAGCGGCTCGGATTTCCAGCCGTCGAGTGTGCCGATCGCCATCATGTCCGGATCGACGATCAGGACGTCGCGCGAGAGACCGTAAGGATGCGGGATCAGTGCGAGATTGCCGAAATCCGAAACATAGACGTCGGCTGCACCGATGATCGTCGCCATGTCGTCGCTGGGAACATCTTTGCGGATCTGCGCAATGCCTGTGAAGGCTGAGAACACCTGCTTGTCCGCCGGGCCCATATAGGCTTGCTTCGGATGACCGCCATTCGCGAACGCGCTTGCGAGCACGTTCTTCACGAGTGCCTCGGTCAGAGTGCGCTGCGTGCCATTGGTCGCAACCGACACGGTGCCGCCGGCGAAGCCGCCGGACGAACCGCCGGTGCCGCGCGAAACGTTCGACACGAGCCAGGCGAGCGCGCCGCCGAGCTTTCGCGCAGAACCGCCCGATTCCACGTTCGAGGCATAGTTGCCGATCGAGCGCATTTCCAGATCGCGTTTGGCCTCGATGCCCTTCAGCGTTTTTTGCCGGTTCATTTCCGATGTGCGGCCGGCTTTCTTGACTAGCTCCTCGGTGCGCGACACGCCACCCGCCTTGCGCAGGATCTGGCAATAATTGCCGACCCGCGTCGTGAGGTTAGGCGCATCGAGCGAGGAGATGTCGTCGCCTTCGAGCTGCGCGTTCGTCGCCGACGGGCTGGAAAGCGATTCCGTCTGCCATTCGTGATAGGTGCCCGTCGCCTTGACCGAGCCGATATTGGAAATGAGCGGCGTCTCTTCCGGCGCGACGCGATAGATCACGTCCTCCAGATCCTCGCGATTGCCGATCGAGACGAGGGAGGTCGCCGTGTTGGTGGGTGCTGCCATTTATGAATTCCTTGCGTTGAGAAAGGCGACGGCATCATCGATGCGGCCCGTGCGGGCGAGCCGCCTCATCGCGTCGTCGACTTTGGTTGAAGTGGAGCGCTGCGGCGCGGCCGTTGGCTTCAC